CCCCCGTACTCACCGTGAAAGGGTGATGTCCTAGGCCTCTAGACGATGGGGACCTGGATTACTACGAGTTACTATTTTAAATGCTTGGTGGAGATAAGCAAAACCTAAAACCACCATGAGAGCCTTATTCTATAAGGGTCTAATTAAATTTGCTTTAATCATACCCCCAAAAATACCCCCAACCGCAATAAAACTCAAAACCTTGTTTTAAACGCTTTAAAACAAGGTCAGCCGAAATTATAGCCTATATCGAATTTTCGCTCCCCCCTTTTCTATTCGCTCAATTGATTGCATCCATTTACCAAGCATTTGACATATTTACCATTTTGGTAATAACATACCATTTTGTAACTTATCTAAAAGGAAACAAAATGGAATCGACTAAAAATCAGAGAATTAAAGTTAGACCCGTTTTTGATACTGGGCAAGGCGATTTTGATGAACGCTACTCAATCTTTTTAAAAAAAGATGAGGAGTTTTTGGCTCAATTTAATCTATTGCCCTGTCCTTTTTGTGGTCACTCTGAACATGACTTTATTGAAACGAATCGGGTCGATAAACGAAAGGTCAATAAGCTAGGCAAGACTCACAAAGGCATTTCGATTACCCATCAGGTTGAATGTCAATATTGCGGGGCAACGGCATCAAAAGGTTATACCTACCCTGAAGGTGACGCGCTTACTGACGACATGATTGCAGAATCCTATGATGCGGCGGCATTGGCGTGGAATTCAAGAGCGGCAATATCGGAAAAGGCTTTCGAATTGGTCAATAAGCTCATTACTTCCGCAATTCAAGGCGTCAATGAATTGCCTGCGTCGAAAGGAGGTTTATGACCAATTTAAAGAAAGCCAATTTTAATGTTGTGAAGGATGCAATCAAGCATCCCGAACAGCAATGGGAGTCAATGGGTATTGATTTAATGACTCCTGTGGAATTACGTACCCTGAAAAAAATAGATGCAATCAAGGACTATTGGGATAGAAAAGAAAAGATGCAGGCGTTTTGCGCCAAAATTTTGAAGCGGGAAACCTTATTAGAGCCAAATATGTACATCAAGGTGGTTTATAAAAAGTCCTTTCCAGAGCCAATTTCAATGCTGGTAAAGCGCTTTTCCTTTAATTTTTATGCCGGCATATTTCAAATCAAAGGCGTGCGGATATTAAAAGATGGCATGGTTGGGCAAAAAGACGACCGATATGCCGCTTTACAAGATTGTCAAATCTATCGCCGCAAACTCGACAACACATGGGAAAGGGTTACTTCCCTAGAATTTTTAAGGACAAATAATGCTAGTTGATCCAAATACCTTGATGTATGGCGTAGCACCCAAAATCTTGCAACAGCTTGCTAAACGACTTGTCGTCAAAGAATATTGCGATGTAGAGGATATTTGCGAAGGGCTTGGTGTGCCTGAATCTGAAGCACGCCCTGTTATTAATGCGCTTATTCAAGACGGCTATCTTTCTCAAAACCCAATGGATGCCGAGGAGTATCTTCAAAGCACCTTGGAGACGAAAGAGACTGAGTGGTTTATTCCTACGCCTAAAGTTAATCGCTTGAATTTGGCAACCATCGGCAAGGGTATTAGTCGCGCCGAGGCGGATAAGTTGCTGAGCGAGGTCATTGATGCCGCGCGTGATATTAAATTGCACCAAGCAAATTATGGCGGTTGGTATGTAGCCAAATTGTATGTCTTTGGTTCCTATCTTGATAAAGATAAATCGCATTTAGGTGACTTGGATATTGCTTACACAGTCAATTTTGATAAGGCTTTTCGCTCGCAATATGATAAAAACCCAATTTTGTATGTTGAGGAGCGGACAAAAAAAGGAAGAAAAGCCCTTGTAAGATTAAATTGCCATAAAACACAAAAAATAAGCCTGCATGATTACGAAGGGGTTGAGTTGTTAAATACCGAGTGCGTTCAGGTGTATTCCCATGATGACCCACTCAATCTAACGATTGTTTAACGTCCTATCGCTTCTTTCGCTTCTTGATGGCTTTTTTTACAATCTGACGGTTCTCATTTGATATTCCCGCTGGCAGGCGCCCCATTCGACGGGGCGCTTCTTTTTGCGCCCTCATACTAATCAGAATTTTCTCAAGTTGCGCCTGCAAGTCGCTCATGGCATTAAATTTATACCAAGCAATACCCACGCAATCACCACGACAACTAAGTACACGGTAAAACACAACCCGACGACCATGCTCCATATCAAAATCAGCGATACCCAATCACTAATTTTTTGCTCATTGTCTAAGTCGTTCATGGTTTGACTTTCCTATCGGACAAAATGACCGCTTGGCACGCGGCAAGTTGATTGGCTACTTGGTCGGCGTCGTCGGCGAAGCCGATAAGAAAAGCCCCATCCGACTGAGAAAGTTGGACTCGCGAGGCACCATGACTGAGGCGGGCGGCGGCGGCAGTGTTACCGTTGGCGGTGTCACTATTTGGGCAGTAGGCGTTGATGTACAACCCGCCAGTAGCATTAAGGTTAATAAGACGGGCTTGTGCATTTTTTTGCTCCTTGAGTTTGGTTTCATACAGCGTGCTAATCGCGGCAATGCGGTCATTCGCGGCGTGCTCTGCCATAAAGACTTTGTTGTTGGCTTCGGTGATTGCATTAGATAAGGCAATCGCGTTGCTCGCTCGCTCCTTGTCCCACTGCCCTTGCTTTAAGCCGGCACCTATATGCCATCCTGAAAAGAAAATGCACGTCACTAACAGTGCAATCCCAATGACTTTAAAAAGTAACGATTGAGGCAACATTACGCACTCTCCTTGGGTTCGGTATCCTTTTTGGCATAAATAGCCGCGCCATGCGCCGCCGCGATAATACCGATGGCTTCAGCGTAGTCCCGCAGGGAAAAGGCTTCACCGCGATAGACATTCCAAAAAGCACCCACCGCGATTACGATGGTTGAAATCATCCAAGACCAGCGCCCAATATCGTGCGATTTACCATCGACCCCCGTCAGAAGGTCAGTAAAAATCTGACATAAGGCGCACGTTTTTAAGTTCATAGCAAGGCAATGAGTCCAAACGCGAGAGTTGCTAAGACTAAGCCTGCCGCCAACCAAAACATCGGGGTATGCGGTTGATTAATAAAAGCCAGTATTTTTTCTTTCATGTTTTTCTCCTAAAGTAATTCTCAAAAATTAAATGTGCCGGAAGTAGTAAAGGAATGAACCCAATGCGTGCCATTGCCATCGGTGTAGGACGTGACAGTTCCGCCAGTAGCTTGTTGTGAACCAGCGATATACGAAATAATGACAACGCCTTTACCGCCATACGAGCCATTGAGATTGGCTTGGTCGCCACCGCCACCGCCACCGCCACCTTTGTTGTCAGTACCATTGGTGCCCGAAGTTGTCGTGTTAGAGCCGTTACCACCGCCACCGTTGCCACCCAAGCCTGCGGTATTGTTGTTTTGCCCCACCCCACCGCCACCACCACCGGCGTAATACACCGCAGTACCAGTGATTGAGGAGCTAATGCCGATACCGCCATTGGCGCCATTATTGGTGCCCACCACGTTATCGCCTGACGCGCCAGCGCCGCCACCGCCTGCGCCGCCATAACCAGTATTCGCATTACCGCCGGCATAACCCTGACCGGAAGTGTATGAACCGCCCGAATGACTATTGCCATCGGATGAGCCACCACCGCCACCTGAACCACCCGCTGATCCATTGACATCAAAGCCTGCACCGCCGCCACCAATGGCGGTAATCGGACTATTCAAACCAATTTCACTATTACCACCATTGCCCGATAAGCTCGTGGAAGGGGTACCACCTAAACCTACGGTAATTGAATAACTGCCTGCGGGTATCGTGGTCGAACCTGTTAAGACGCCACCACCACCACCGCCGCCGCCGCGCTTGCCACCGCCACCACCGCCGCCGGCAACCACTAAATAATCAGCGGACAGCGAACCGCTTGACCCTATGACTTCATCGGACGCGCTAACGCTTTCTGTCACATTGGCGTCATAGCCAGCATGGGCGCCGTTTTCAGTAATGGTGTACACATACGGCGTCACACTCGCAAGACTCAATTCCATTTGGCTTTGCGGATTAAAGCTCGTAAATTTAAAGTAAACGACTTGCCCTTCATAAAAATTGGTCGGCAATAAATAACTAAAAGTGGCGTTGTCGTATTTACCAAAGGGCGCATTAATCGCGTGCGCTGAAACCGATGAGCCGTACATTCCGCGGTACAGCCCTGTGAGGGCATAGCGCCCTGCCGATACCAAAGTGGCATTGCTATAGCCAATTAACTCACCGCCCACGTAGCAAAGGGATTGCCCATTGGCGGCATCCGTACCCGAGACGCTATACATCGCCCCTTGACCTTGGCTAATATCGACATACAAGGTGTTGACGTTATCGGGATTGGTGCCGCCGTATGTTGGTAAATACGTATCCACGAAGCCCACAATCGCTTGATTACCAATCGCGCCAATTTGGTAATACGTAGTGCCATCGGTAGAGAGCCAAATATTTGCCCCGCCAAAGGTGGCTGGATCACCATTGGTCAGAATAGATACCTGCGCGCCTTGCGTATTGACAAGGGCATACGGGGGTTCAAAAATAATCGGTGTATTGACAATCGGTGGTGTCACATAACCGTTTGGTTGATACCCTTGATTGCTAATTTGCGGCAATTGCACTGCCCATTGCGCGCCAAGTAAAAATTCTTCGGCTTCAATTTCTAATAAGCCTTGGTCATTCTCCGTAATACTCACAATGCGTACTGGCAGTTGCGATAAATTCATACCCGCTTGGGTGAGCGTCACAATATCCATCGGCTCTAAGAGTGCATATTCCCATGAGAGCGTAAAGCGATAGGTATTGCGTACAGAAATATTGCGATTTTTAATCAGGTTGACGCACATCACGCCTGCCGCCGTATTACTAATAAATGAAGCTGTCATTTTGTTGGCAGTACGCAAACCAATTGCCTCGATACTCGCTTGATCTTTAGATTCCACCAAGGCGGCGGTATAGCCCCGCACTCCATTAATGGTGGAATTATCAATACACTCCAATTGCCAACAGTTGTACGCATCATGGGTGTCGGCGCGACTCATCTCAATCGGATTCTCACCATCACGGCAAACGAAATCGTCGTCAGTCAAGTTGTATGCCGCTGAAGTTACAGGAGTAAACGTATAGCCATTCGCGGTGAGCGCTAAATCTCCATACGGAATAAATTTAAGCACCCCGTCTGACCAAACAGCGGCGGCGGCAGTACATTCCAAAATATTATTAAGGTAATCGCGCGCGGAGACTTGGGTGGTAATCGCGTCAGAAAATGCAATGTTGAGCGAGCCTAAATAATTGGTGTAGCTATTCGGAGCGCTCACCAAACTCACCATATCTATTTGACTACTTTTAAAACCTGCCCCATAAACAGGGTTGGTCAAAAAATCGACAATCATGGTCGCAGGATCAGCGTCCGCACTCGTCACGCCGGTACCGGCAAACTTCCCAATCACTTCAAACCACAATTGCGGAATCGTATTGCTTGACCCCAAATCCAATGCACCATTGGCAAGATACGCAATATTTTTGTACGGGTAGGCTTGCGTGGGGTGCTTACTGACTAAATAACTCCATGGAGTTTGTGTAGGCGAACCCACAAACGGTGTCAGTCCTAATGCGCCATACGTAGTGGTGCCGGTATTGTTGTACACCGTGCCAAAACCATTAACTTGCCCCTCGCAAATACCAAACATCACGCCTACGGTGTAGGTGTAGGTAATCGTCGTCGTCGTTGTTGTGCCTTGACCAAAAATATGAGTCGCTACCCATCCACCGCCGCCGGTAGTTTGCGATTGCACGTGTTGAACGGGCGTAAAGTCGCCATACCAAAGTAAATTGCTCGATACTTTTACGGAGCCATAAATCAACGGGACAGGCAAGGCTTGAGTTGCCGTTTGCAATGAAAGGCTACCGTACTTGGTTGCCTCCGTAGTAATCGTGGTGTTTTTGCCTTGCATTAGTTAGCCCATGCCGAAAAGTATTTAATGGGGCGATTAGCCAACGGATGCTCAGTAATTTTGCCTAGCATCACTTGTTTATGGATGTCGCACGCGTGCACGCACTGGACTTCATCAAGCATGATGAGAATATGCGAATACGCTCTGCCAAATTGCACTGCCGCAAGGTCGCCTACTTTGGGTGTTGATACCTCAGTCATACCGTAATCAACCATGCCTGTTAAAACAATTTCATCGCAATGATGCAAAAACCAATTGGGAATATAGGGTGACGGAATTATCGGTTTTTTAATATGGGCAACGTCATACACGGCAAGTGCCAAATAAACACAATCTACCCCCACCCCCTTAATTGAGGCGGCATGGTGATACGGCGTACCAATCCATGTCAGGGCTTCTTGAACGCAGGCGGCGCGAAGTATGCTCTCTGGCATCATGCAATCGTCACTTGTGATGGTACAAACGGGAATGAGGTGTTATTTGCAAAATTATTAAATTTATTAGTGCAAGTAGTAGCGCTCTTATCGCATCCCCAATACGCAGTAAACCCATCACCCGTGCTACAGGGATACGGTAGTGGCGTATTCAATATCAATTGATAACCATTAGAGTTTTTAATCGTGCGAGTCAAACCCGTGTTGACCCCATTAGCAAACACAATCGTGCCAAGCCAAAACGCGGCTGACGTAGCGCCTGCCCAATTAATAGTCGTTACCGTTGAGCCCGCCTCGACCGTACCGCTAAAAGCATAAGAGCCTTTATTGACTCCGCAACCTTCGTCATACAGTGTGTTTAAGCAATTGGCTTGATACAGGCGACGTGGCATTTGTACATCCAATAACGCCAAGTCGGATTTCACTTTAATTTCCGCTTGCAATCGGTTGAGCGAATTCACGGTCGAAATGTAACCGGTAAACAATAAGATGGTGCCTACTGGCGGGCTTTGCCAATCAGTCATATAGGCGCGGTATCGCACCACGCGTCCGCCATCAAAAACACCCTGCTGGAGCGCTTCAATAAACGGTACCGCCCCAATCAGGTCATTCGGGCTTGCCGCAATCGTAATATTTTGCTCATCGGCTTCCAGTGTTGAGGTCAGTTTGTAGCGCAACCCCGATATTTGTAAGCCAAACGGCGAATACGTGACGCCATCGACCGTAATGGGTATATCTGCCGTGGTATAAAAATATTCCCCACCAATCGCTGTACTAAGCACAAATAAATCCGCACACACAAATTGGCGATGGCTATTTAATAAAGCAGTAAGCGCAGGACTAGCATTTTTCATGGCTTAACCGACTGCAAAGTGAGTTTTTTTAATTCCCACAATTGATACATGAAGTTGGAATAATCTTGGGCATCCTCACCAAAGCGGACACGGTAATACCATGTATAACTGGCGGTAATCGTCGTACCAGTTGCCGGCGGCACATCAAACACAATTTGATTGGGTGAGACAAACGTCCACCCCGTTGTTTGCTCGGTCGTGACGCCGCCCACGGTAAAAAATACATGAAGCGTAGCGGGATTAACGTAGCCAATCGGCTCAGTAAAGCCGGCATACGTTTTATAAAACGTATATTTGGTTAGCGCTCCATCCCCTGCCCCTACTGAGCCGCCCACGATGACATTGACCTCATTGGCATCTTTATATAAAAACGTGTCAAACGAGCCTTGGCGTTGCAAAAAAAAGCCCATGAGGGTTTGCAATTCGTTATGAGAATCCGCCCGTAAAAATTCATACGTCATATCCCACTCCCATAGGGGATAGGAATAATTGCTCACGCGCACTTCTCGACCACTGACGTGCGGGGCAATCACAGTTGAAAATTTGGGCTTTTTGACAATATTCCATGTCAAGCCGGCAAGAGTAGGAAAAAGATAATCGCTCACGGGGTTGTATTCCTCAGTGTTGGGAGAAAGTTGAGTAATGTCGTACAGCACCACTAATGCACTGTGCATACTGGACATCGTGAGATTCGCGCCTTCGGCAAGCACGCATTGATTGATTTCGGTGGTTTGAAAATCCGGTATGGGCTCTACTAAAGCCTGTAATACGCTCATACTTATGTGCGTCGCAGGATTGCCATCTATCAGCGCTCGCTTGCTCGTTGAGCTTGCAATTAAATTGGGCGCACCGTCGATTAACGCCTGTTTGTGAATCGCAAGCGCCTGCAATGGCGGCGTCCCTTCCGCCAAGACAGCCTTGGTATTGCGACTGATATAGACGCTCGTCATACATTAGGACACCAGCTTGTAGCCGATTTTGGCGGCATTGACATTGGCAGGCGTCCAGCTTGCCGAAGTATTGGGATCAACGGCATAAATATCCGTGACGCCAGCATAAGAAGTGCCTAACGATGTCGTCGCACCATTCGATTGTGTACCCCCTGAAATAATCAGGTTGCACGCGGCGCGGGCGCCTGCATCATTTTTAGTGAAAACACCCGTGACCTGCACGCCATACACTATGGAATTGGTCGATAACGTGCCATCGGTTGTAAAACTATCTTGTTGACCGACGGTATTAGAGTAATTGTAGGTATTGGCATTGTCACAATACTGCTCACCAATTTCACCGCAATTATCGCAAGTGTAGTTATAAACAAAATTAATGTAATTGGTTTGACCAAACGGATCAGGAGTACCCGTTGCCCACGGAAAAGTCGTTGGTGGTGAGCCATACGTTTGCGTGGTCGAATTAAAAAATGGTAAAAAAATTGTATTGTTTTGGTTTAAATAATAATAAGCGTTATCAACCGTATTTAAAGATACACTGGCGTCAGCAAACCAACCAAAAAAATACTGCACCCCTTTCGTTAAGGTGACAGGTGTCCCAAACGTAAAGCGATTCATACCCACAGCCAATGCCGTTACTTCGTTAGAGGTTGCCAGTAGCGTTTTGGGTCTGCCTGCCGCGTCAGGGTCAACGGTGTAAATCACGCATTTAATGTGAATCGAGGGCGTTAAAACCGCAACCTGTAAATCGACTGACGTGAGCGATAGCGTTTGTGGAGCATACCAATTGGCGTAACTTTGATTTTGTGCGCCATTAATTTGCTCCCATGCTTGTTGGGCGACCACGACGGTATTAGCAGGTAAGGTCACCGTCCCTGAAACAGTCATTGACAGATTCCACGCCTCTAAAAAACTGTAATACGAATCGGCTTTGGGAGTAAATTGCACTGCATTGTTGGCTAATGGATATAAGGTGTTGACGCGCTTATCGCCTAAAAAAGTATTGTTCGGATAAGTCCCTGCCCCTGTCGTGCCATTACATAAATACAGATCATCTATATAAAAACCATTCGTACAACCAAAAGAAATAGTGCCGGTATTGAGTTGTTGGCTATATTGAGATAAATTCAAATTACCAATAGTCACAACCGTGACACCATTTAAACGCACGGTAATAGAGCCTACCGTTGCGCTATTAGATACGCTGATCTCCCAAAAATTCCAAGCGCCAGCATTAAATAAACCCGCGTTGCTAGTTGCAACCACATAATCAAAACCTTGATAGTTATAGGTTCGAAGCGTGACAGAACCACTGGTAACACTAAAATCCATCCTGCACGTGGAAACATAAGCGGCATCACGAAAAGTAATAGTGAGGTCTTGCGTTGCGATAAATTTCGCGGCAAAGCCTAAATAGATTGGCGTTGCTGGCACGGGGATAGTTAAATCACTCGAGTCTAATACCACGCAGTTACCAGCAAAACGCCCTGCCGCAGTGACGTGATAACGCTCCGATTCGCTACTCGAAGATATATTGGTATTGCGCCACCAACCCGATTGGTTCATTTGTGCAGAGCTTCGGTAGGTATCAAAGCCGTCGATAAAAAGTAACGCCATCACAATCTCCCGTATTTATTCGCTAAAGTCAGGTTTGTGCCATTACGCATCGAATCTTTAATGGTTTGAGCAATCGCCCCTTTATGCTGAGAAAAGAATTTTTTAACGCCGTCGGCATCCATCGCGCTGACATTGAAATGCACGTTGGCAGAGCCACCACCATTACCATTGCTTGCCATATTGCGAATCACATCGGCTTGACTAGCTGGCAAGACCATCTCGCGCGCGTGTAATTGCGCCATCGGATTAACACCTGCGGGGACGTCATAACCGCCGGAAGCTGAAATAGACCCTAACGCACCTTTAATGAGTGCCATCGTTGAAGCAAATACCCCTGCGACCATCGTCCAACCAATAAACGGAATGGAGGCGACCGATGCGGCGGCGCCCGAAGCGCCCTCTGCCGCATTTGCCCCGACCACAGCAGTTGCTTCAGTCGCTTTGGTGGCGGTAGTAGTTGCCGCCGATGCCGCCATTAACGATTGTTTTGCCGCGGTAGTGGTTTGCATCCCAAACAATTCGTGCATTTGCTCGGCAAGCCAGCGTTGCAACATTTTGGCTAAAAAATCCGTAAACATTGCCAATATGGACTGCATCATATTTCGCATAGCTTGTTGCAAGGTCAAGGTACCTTGCACCATGCCTTGTACGGAGGAGCTAATCGCATTGGTGATGGGCGAAAGCATTTTGCTATAGGAGGAAACGGACTCTTTGACCATGCCCGTTTGAATTTTTTGCATTTGCAATTGGTGGGCTTGGTAAATCTCAAGCACTTTATCCAGTTGCTTTTGCTTTTCGACCGGATTATCAGGATCAAGTTCAGCCAACGCAATGCGCTGGGCTTGCGCGTTTTGAGCAATCATGTAGCGCTGATTCTCAAACTCTTGTTGCGCGCTTAAATCTTGGAGGACAGTCTTTTTGCCTAATTCCACCTCCATCTTGGAAGTTTCTTCAGCCAATTTGACTTTAGCCAAAGCCGCTTTTTCGTTTGACTCAATACTTTCTTTGGTTAGCGCTTCTTGGTCTTTGAGAGTTTTTTTATTGATTTCTAATTGCAAGCTGGCAATTTGTTTATCAATGGCAAGCATTTCTTCTTTGGATAATTTATGCGTCGCCTTTATATCCATCCAAAATTGCTTTTCACGCTCCCGACTCATATCCCGCAGATTGTTTTCTGCTTGATACGCCAATTTCGCTTGGGTCAGTTCAGCTTCAAACTCCGGCATCCGGCTAGGAGCTTGTTTATCTTGGTGGTCATATTTTTTATGTCCACCAATGGGCTCGACTACGGTATCAGGTGCAGTTGCTTTGCCTGCATTGGTCAAGTCTTGACCCAATTGCACAAAAGTTGCCTTTATATCTTGAGCGCTTTTGAGGGTAAGCGCTTTAATTTGCGCTAAGCCTTTTTCCCATGATTCAGTAATCCTGCCATCCCACTTGAGGGCGTGCTCGACTATTTCAGCAAACATACGAACGGCAACACTGGCAATCTCAAACGAGGAAACGACTACCGTTGAAAACACTTTCGTCATCGCGCCGCAAAGATCAAGCACGCGCACGACTACCCTTAACGCCGCTTCAAAATACGGTAGTGAATAGGTGGCGACTTGGATAAAGGTTTCACCCAAGTCAACCAATAAGGGCATCAATACATCGCCGACTTTATCTTTGAATGAATCCCATACGACGCTCATCTCATTCATTTTGAGTTCATACGCACGGGCACCATCTAGCGCTTCACCACCCAATACCAATCCAAATCGCTTCGCCACTTCAGCGCCCCGCGCCATCGCTTCTTCATTGAGTCTTGCTAATTTGTAAGCATCGGCAGAATTACGCCCAAATAATGACATCGCCGCGGCATTGCGGTCGGTACCTGCCTCGTACTCCATCATGGCTTTGACCGCGTTTTGAAGCAGGTTTTTTTGATCTAATAATTGATTGTTTTGACCGCGGGTGACTACACCCATGCGGTTTAAGCCTTCTTCATTGCTTCGTACTTGTCTATCGAGCTTTAAAGCCATGCTCGTATATTCTTGGGCGGTCATGCCAAGCAATTTGAGCGAGACATTCAATTCACTGGCTTTGTCACTTGCCATACCAAAGCTATTCATCAAGCCCCGTACTTCGCCGACATCCTCAATGGATTGATTGACCGCGCCAGCAAGCGCTTTCCATGCGGCAATTAATAAGGTAATTGGCAGTAAGACCGTGCTAATCGAGGCGCCAATCATTGCCATCGCGCTTCCCACGCTTGCCGCCATGCCTTGTAGGGCTTGACCACTAATGGCAGTGTTGGTGGTGATGGAAGTACCCATGCCCACCACGCTTGTATTAATCCGGTCTATAGCTTCTTTGACCGAATTGGAGGCGACATTGGTGCCTTCTTTTAGCCCTGAAGTATCGGCACTAAATTTGACTTCTACTGGGTCGATGGATTCAGCCATTATTTACTCGTTTGTGGGATGCTTGCTAAAAGTGCGTCAATATCTTCTTGCTTGTTTGTTTCTTTTTCACCATCTTTGCCAAAACCAAAATACGCGGCAATTAAAATATGTTGCGGCGGAAAGCGCTCGGTATAACGATTGAGCGCGGTTAGGCGAGGCATATCAAATTGGGTTCGGACTTCATCAAGACTCATGCCCGTGGTGAGCATGAGATGAATGAATAGGTCGTCCCAAATTAAGCTGTCCCCGCCTTCGCTTCCCCCAAGGCTTGCTCCTTACGGCGCAAACCCGATACATCCATGACAGCGAGCATGACGTTTTCCATGTTGCTCAAATCCACTAAATCATTAGCGACCTTCTCGCGCGTGATTTCGGGGTAATTACGTTGCAACGCGAGCGTAGTGCAATCAAGTACCAAAGTAATGCTGTCAATATCTAAGCCGCCTTTAAATTTCATTAGTCGGTCTTGGAATAATTCGAGCGCCCCCAAGGTCAATGGCGGCACCGTTAAAGTTTCGCCATTACTAAACTCGACTTCTACACCTTTGAATTTCGCCATACTGGTCATCATGTACCCTTTCGGTAGTATTTAAAAACAATCAAAAAAATTATCTATCGGTAGTCGCCCAAGTAATCGTGTTGCCGGCGCTATCTGCAAACGCGGAGAAATCCATTTCTGAAATTTGAAAATCATCGAGTTTGGTAGCAAACGAGAGCTTGGTAGAAATGCACTGTGGCAATGTCACAATCAAAGACTTGCCGTTGTAAGGCATATATAAATCTGCCTTAAAGGTCGGCGCATAGCCCATCAATACGTTTTGCACAGTGCTTTTGGTTGCGGTTGTGCTTGTGGCGGTGTATTGATAATTAATAAAGACAGTTTTACCGGTATCTGCCGCGGCAAAGGTATAAAGACCGGCGATGGACACGGAATACTGCCCTGTTGTTGGTGACGAGGCGACGCGAGTCATCGGTAAGCCAGTGCTATCACGCACGCCCAAGTCGGCTGTCCATGTACCGGATGATGGCGGTGTTGGTGTGATGGTGAATGGGGTTGCCGGAATCGCCGCACCGGTGGTGTCATAGACATCACTCAAAATGCCATTGGTGACAGTTTGACCAAAAAAGAGGCTATTGAGTAATGAGCCATTAATTTGAGCAAATTTGGCTTTGCCAGTAATTTTGGCTTTACCGCGACCGACAGCTACAGCAAATTGGTTTTGACCATATAACTCTTTGATGTCACCGCTAATATCGACGGAGCAATCTTGCAGTGTGCCAAATTGAATCGGGGTTGGGTTGGTAATTGCGGTGCCAGTTGCATCGCTCAGTGGAGTACCCCACAAAACGCCTGAACCGAAAGTAAATTGTGCCATGGTAAATCTCCTTAAAAAATAGTTAGGTAGTCACTTGCATCGTTATGGGAACGATGGCAACGGCTTGATTGCCGAGCGTGCCTTCGTCAGTAATAATTGCGCCGTTGATCCAACAATGTTGGACAACACCCCCAAGGGTTTGCTTGAAATCGGGTGATGGATTGGGAGCCAATACATCGTCAATCGCATCTAATATGTTGTTGATCTGTATGCTCGGCACGACTTCATTGGTATCGCGATGTGCGTATATCCACACTTTTGCCCCCAACAAATAAATTGAGGGCATCCCTTTGGTTTGGCTCGCTTGCTGGGCGTCTTGCGCTAAATACATCGCCGGCTGAGCACTGGGCGAGACATCATCCCAATGCGCCAAAATGCGTGAGCAAGTATTCATGCCGTCAATTTCATTAAGCAAATCAAACAGAGCGCCATAAGCGGCTTCGCGTCTCATGCGGTAGCTCCCCTCATCGTGCGATTGACGGTGCTCAATAATTCAGCGCGAATCTCCGGAAGCATTTGCTCAAGGCTGGCTTGCAAAAAGGAGCGTTTGGGCATGGTGACGGGAGGAATATTGACCCGTTTGGCAAAAATAATTTTGCCGCCCATTTCAAAGCGTAAGGCTTGGCGAGTTTTGGGATACACGGTACGCGCGGGAATTCTGCCGCCAAATTCGTGAATGGCGGCGTAATTGACATCGGTACCCACAATAGCGGTGGTACGACTGTCTGCGCTACTGACGGTGTAATGAATTGAGCGGCGCAAGCGCCCTGTCCGCACGTGCAAGACGTTATCGCTGAGCTTGGTTTTGACTAAGCCGGTCATTTTGATGGCTAAGCGCGCAACCGTTTTTGCCACGGCAGAATCTAAGGCTTCCCCGCGCGCTTTAAGTTGTTGCGGCACCTGCCGACCGCGAATAATCTCCGCGGTAATCATATTGGTACCACTTTTTTGTAGTTATTGAGAACCGTCCGCACGGAATCGGGAAAATCTTTTTGGCTATAAGTGATTGTTTCGCCTGATAAACCCTTACTGACTAAACCAATACGGTCTTTTTCGCGATAACGATTGGCAACGATTTCAATACAGGCTTGCCCAATTTCAGGGGGCACCGTGGCGTAGCCTGCGGTGTATGTAACCGTGCAATTGAGCGTGCCACTCACAAAGGCGTAGCCGCGCAATACAATTTTGCGTTCAGCAAAAGCGTAGCCGCTGGCAAGCGAATTGGGCGCTAATGGAATCGACACGCCATTGACCACCACGCTACTGACTGCCGTAATGGGGTAGTTGCTCACCATCCGAGTATCAAAACCCGTGCCATCAAACGTCTCGGTATAGCTTGTGGATGCAAAAGAGCGATTGAGCCACGATTGAATATAGCCACTTGCCGAGGACACTAAACGGTCAAGCAAGGGGTCATCGGTGGCACTCGTAATGCCCAAATACCCTTTGACATTTTCAACGGTGGTCAGATTCATTACTCGACTTCTTCGGTAATGGTTTCAATCACCTTGCGCGGTCTGCCGCGGCGAATTGGAAAGGCATCGACTTCAACCCGCACGAATCCATGCGAAATTAAAATCTGCGCTAAATCAGCAGGTACGTCAAAAATGCCATCGGCATCGGGATCAAAACGCTCCCCACCATGACATACGACTTGACTACCTTGTGTGCTTTGCATTTTTGGCATTGCTTCGTTCTCCAAAAGACCGCCCCCTTGTGAGGGGCGGCATTGCGTTACGCGTTGGCGATGTTGTTGATGATTCCCATAGAGAACGGTGCATAGTGTTGCAATACACCGTCTGCGTAAGTGCCGTACTCATACTTACGGGTACGCAGTGGATACTCAATTTGGTAATAATCTTGACGCATCAACATTTGGCAAGTATTGGAAACATTGCTCATTGGATAAGGCAGGTTTTCTGAATACAAAAAGACTGTGCCGGCAGGCATATTCGGATGTACGCGAATCGCAACCTTGGTGCCGGTCACTTTATTCAAATACTCAGTACATACCACGCCACCTTGGATTGCTGATGGATTGCCTGCGTCAGTAGTCAAGCGCAGTAATGGCGCGCCGGAGTTACCGATGATCTTTTTGCTAATGTTGATGAGCTCTTGTGCGGACACATACATGACCGTTGGAGAGAGACGATATTTGTTGTAGAAATTCACAAACGCCGCTTCAAACTCTTGTATGCCACCTGCGCCATCGGCAGTCAAACCAGTACCCACACCGACGGTGCCAGTTGCTTGACTAGCGATGTAAGCATTGGAGCCAGTTTTAAATGCTTGATAGAGCAAGCCATCAAAATCAAGGGCTGAAGTGGAATGGTCAGCGGCGCTTAATGTGGACGCCAATTGCGCGCCTGCATCGGATACCGCAGTCGATTTATAGCTATTAATGGATGTCACGCCATTTAATCGCTCTGCACCTGCTAAACCGATAAACCATGCGTACCCTACAGCGCCCGCGACCGGAGTCACGGAAGCAGTCAAAGAGTCACCCGCTGTTTGAGATACGGTTGCGGCGGCAGATTTTTGAGCAGAGCCACCACCAAAGGTGTCAGTAGTGCCATCCGCGTTGGTACGAGTAATCGCGCCGGACACGGTTGCAGTTGCGGCATTAAATGAAGCGCCAATCGAGCCGTTATTCACACCCACGGTATCTAAGTAGGCTTGTAATCCCAACGCGACGCAAATCACAGAGTACGTTGCAGTGGTGTAGTTACCGCCGCCAGTGACATTGGCTACCGTTGGAGTTGGAGTAGTGCCCATATTGACAGAGGTATTGCCGCCAAGAATGAGGCGTTCTTCTTGCACCATCAAGCCTTGTAAGGTTTGCTCTACCGCCAGCGCTTTGACATCCTCAAAGTTTTTAGCGGCATAGTTGGCTTCAAAGGTCACATTGTTTTCCAAGCCATACCCACGAAATGAAGCAAATACTTCATTGAGTGTGTAGTCAATCAAACCACCACGCTTGCCTTCAGCAAGACCGGCGCGAGTGTTGTTGACGTTGATATTGGTAACGGTTTTCCAGTTGGCTTGAGTCGCAAAGCCACCGCCCACGCGCGGAATACTATTACGCAAGGGAGTCAGAATTGGATAGAGTTTTTTGCTTGGTGCTTCTAAGTTGTAAGTCTGAAAGCCAGTAGTGCTAGTGGATGGTTGCACAAACGACTTGATGATGTCATCCGGTGTACTTTGTGCGACTTTAATCAGGTCTAAGGTTTCTTGGGTTGTGGACATGGTTTTGCTCCTTCAAAAATGGTTGCGTTGTTTACTTAATAGGTATTAATTGACTTAATTAGTAGTATTTGAGAACGTGCAAAATCAGCGCACGCCGCCTGTTTGGTGAATCATTTTGATAAGGGATGCCGCTTCATTGACTTTGCCGACCGAATCGACCACGACGGGTGCGGGAGCATTGCCATCAAAAGTGTCATCGGCTTTATTAAAGACGCGCAGTTGGGCTTTGGAAGGCGCCGGTAACGCATTAATGCGCTTGATCTCTGCCTCCAATACCTGCGTTTGAGCCGTCATCTTGGCAAGATTGCTTTCGAGTTCACTAATTTTGGAAAGCACCACCTCGGCTTTAGCAAGGTCGGCAGTCGTATCTGCCATCGCCACATCATCGCCCTTATCGCACTTGGCACCCATGCTTTTACACATATCGTGTAAGTCTTGGAGTTTGGCGAGGTTTTTAGATGAAATTTCTCTGCCCGCTTTGGCAATATCACCGGTGGTATCTGCCATCGCGACGTCAGTCATCGCCTCGCTGTTATCTTCAGTAATCTCGCTGGCAATAAAGGCTTTGAGATTGGTAATCACCGCTTGCAGGCAAGCGACTTGATCCGGTTGGTTTTCCGCTTCAGCGCTTTCATTGGTGAGCAAATCAAACATGACTGCCAAGGCTTGTAGAGCTTGGGCTGAATCATGGATTTCTTGACCGGCAAATTTGGTTAAATCGGCTTTGCCACACTCATCGGGCGCTACTGGCTCGCTTGACGTATCTGCCGCAGGTTCTTGCGGCGCTGACGGATCAGCAATTGGAGCGTCAGGTGGTGTATCGGATTGGGGCACTTCAGGAGTAGGCTCACTAGGCGCGGGTTCATTTACTTCTCCTTTGGCAAACGCCAACAATTGCTCGGGCTTAATCTTGCCGGCATCAAGTAACGCGGCAAGTTCATCAATCGCGCTAATGGCACCGCTATTAGCATCTACGCCATCGGCTTTCCATACTTCGATGACCGCTTCCGGATTGGCGGGTCGATCCACAAGACTGATTTCCGATAAGCGCAGTTCAGTAATGGTTTCATCGACTTTGGAGACAGTTTTGCCGCCAATCGAAAATCCTTTGTACACACCCTCTTTGACTTTATTCCACGCTTCGTCGTCAACGACTTTGGCGGCAAGGTATAAACCTTTATCGTCAAGCGTGGCTTCTTTAGCGACGCCGACAGCGGACGGTTGGTGCATTTCGCGAATGTTCGCAAATTGCATATATGCTGGTAGCGCTTTGGCTAAAGCATCTTTTGAAACGCGCTCGCCTTGGACATCCATTGCTTCGGTGCTGGCATAGCCATACACCATGCGGGTTTCAGGGTTGACCTTGCAGATTTCGGCAAAGATATTTTGCATTAACTTACTCCCCAATCATTGAATAGATGAAGGGAGTCTTGCACAGTTTTTTACAAAAACGCCTTTTAAGGTTTATTAGTACCTTTTTGGTAAAACTCTAAGCCACAAAAACCGATTGCACTACAGCGTATAAGGACTCCCGACCGGCTAAGCCGTTAAGTCCACCATTGATTTTTCGCGTGACCGCTACAAAGTCATTCGTATCAGCTAATTCGTTGCACCCATGCGCTTGCCAATACCACCCTGCGCTTTCGGCGGCATATTGTGGTGTTGCGATTAAATCCGGTGTTGCCAAAATCTGCGTTCGCATCCCAATCGCATCACCAAAGGCGGCATACATTGTTTTGCCCGTCAGCATGATGAGTCCCCTGCCCCTGTAGGTATAACCCTCGCCGGACGCTTCATCGCCATTGCCCATGCGGTTTGCATAAACCCGCGACCCAATTGCGCGTGGGTTGTGAGCATAAAGCCGTGCTTCGCTCTCGGAAAAGTAATGTGGAAAGACGGCAAGTAAACGCTCTGCCGAATAATTAAGATTTTCCTCAGTGTGATTGCAGTGCGCCGACTCATAACTAATCTGCGCGAGCCACATATTGAGTCTTGTGGGGTTGTCATCAATTTGATATTGCGCCGCGACCCGTGCCAATTCATTACCCCACACGGGTAAACCCAACACATTGCATACACCGGCTTCCGCTAATTTACGAATATCCATGATTTTTCCTAATGCACGATAGGGGCTAAACCTGCCCCTGTGAAAAAGACTAAAAATGCGCCCGTTGAGCGCAGTGGAATAGCAGAAAAGACCGTATCGCCCACCACAATCACTTCCACAATTTGAGAGTCGGTAATGCGAGCACCTTGCACCATATCGCTTGCACTCGCTGATTCAGCAAGGCTGGCAAGCCATAAGGCAGTTGCGCTTTGACTATCCCCCGCTACGGCGCTCTCCAATACGCTTGTTTGTACATTGATATTGACTTGCAAAGACTCGGTGGCGCTGGCAGATTCGAGCACCACGGCAAGGGTTGTCCATAAACCACTAGCACTTTCGGTGGCGCTGACCGATTCAATCACAATGGCATTATTAGAAAAATCTGCATCTTGGCTACTATCAGCAGTCGCCGTTTCGCTGACTGCCCCGACACGAATTGCCGCATTGTCCGCACTGTCAGTCGCGCTCACACTTTCACTGAGCGATTTAAAGACATTGGCTAATACCGCAATGCCTTCAGTCGCCGTGGCGGTTTCAGTTACAGCTTGATTGGTGCTATTTGCGCCGCTATTGCTATCACTGGCACTTGCCGACTCACTTAATGCCATATAGACATTAAAGAGCGCGGTAATTGTTTCCGTCGCACTGGCGCTTTCCGAAACGCTGACATAGTTACCACCAATGCCATCAACACTTTCGGTAGCGCTTGCCGTTTCCGATAAGGTTTGATAGACGTTAAAAATTGCCGCCTGCAATTCAGTGGCACTTGCACTCTCACTTAACTCGGCAACGCGATTGGCAAAATTGAGCACACTATCAGTCCCACTAGCGGTTTCACTAATAGTCGCAAGTGTGATTTTGGCTTGGGTATAGTCATCACTGGCGCTTGCCGTTTCGGACAGGAGTCCAATTTCAGTGGCAATAACGGTAACGCCCTCGCTCGCGCTGGCAGTTTCAGAGACGGTTTTATTTGCCGCAAACGCCATCACTACACTATCAGCGGCGCTCGCGGTTTCCGAAAGGAGCACGACAGCGGCACTGACATTGCTCACGCTATCGGTTGCACTCGCGGTTTCGCTAATTGCTCCAACCGCATTAAAAGTTGTGGTCGCGCTATCCGTTGCACTCGCGGTCTCACTTAATACTTTATTGACAATGAAATTGGCTAATGCGCTCTCACCTGTACCGGCAGTTTCACTCAACGCCACATTGGTCGTCCAATTACCAACCACCGAATCGCTTGATCCTGCACTTTCACTTAATGTCACAGTAATGCTAAAAGAAGCACTTTGCGATTCGGTTGCGCTGGCGGACTCTGAGAGCGCCCCTACATACGCTGAACCGCCTACAAAGGAATCTGTGGCACTTGCCGACTCACTTAACGCACCAAGCGCGGCTAATAAGACGGTAATGGCATCGGTCGCGCTAACGGTTTCGCTAAGCACTTGATACACATTAAAGATGGCAGTGACCGCATCGGTCGCGCTCGCGCTCTCGGCAATCGCGGCAATGGCAGTTTCTAGGGCGGCAATATTGTCAGTCGCGCTGGTAGTTTCGCTAACGGTTAAATTGGCGGTTTTGCTTTGGGCATAACTATCGCTGGCACTCGCTGACTCACTTAACGCCTGATAGACCGTGAAGATGGCACTAACCGCATCGGTCGCGCTCGCGCCTTCAGCAAGCGCCATATACACATTAAAGGTGGCGGCAATGGAATCGCTGGCGCTCGCGGTTTCGGACAATGCCATATTGCCGGTTTTACTTTGGGCGTAGCCGTCAGTTGCACTCGCGCTTTCGGCTAAAGCTAAGAAAATGGCAAAAGAAGCTAGTACAGTATCCGTGGCACTCGCGGTTTCACTAAGCGTTTGTGTAGTGCTAATGGCATTACTAACACTCTCAGTCGCGCTCGCACTCTCGGCAAGGGCTTTAAAGACTGTAAAAATGGCGCTAGGATCATCGGTAGCACTGGCAGTTTCACTCGCGGCGACATAGACATTAAATAGCGCACTAAGGGAATCAGTCGCGCTCGCGGTTTCCGATAACGCCTTATTGATTGGCGCTACTCCCTCAATGCTCTCAGATGCGCTCGCCGTTTCACTGAGTAAACCCGTTTTAGGGGCTTTACTAAACAACCACCCAGTATTGTTGCTCACGCTGGTGCTATTAGAGCCGGCGTACCAAGTTGCGCCGCCCGTCGCGTTGCTATCTCTAAGGCTTAAATAATCACAATCAACAATATCCGATGCTTTTGATACGGTCGCTTGGACAGTGGATGTGCTAGAAATCACTGTAACAAGGTTGCCTGCCGTACCTCTGAGATTAAACGCTTCAAAAGTGGTGGTAATTGAGGCGGGCAATGTTAGCGAAGTTGGCTGAACCGAATTGACCATATCAGCAAACGTATTGGCTCCTGTCACAGTGACACCGCCTGCTCCTGCCAATCGAATAGTAGGTAATGACGTACCGCCTCCCGCTAGGGTTTGACCGGAAGCGGAAGTAAATTCAATGCTTGACCCTGTTGAGTAATTAACAGAAATGCTGGAGCTTAGATTTAACCCTGAAGATGCTGATAGTGATAATTTACCGGCACCAAAAGTTAAGGCGCGAGTATTGGCATTGTTGGATGAAAAGACGCCTACCGTATTGGTGTACCCATTTAGGTCAAAAGTACCATTCGTGAGAGTTTGCGTTCTTGATGTATTGAGCGAAAAATTATCTAGTAATTTCCAAGAACCCCCAACGCCATTAAATTCAATCGGTTGATTAAATGTTTTTCCCGCGGATGTAATGTTTCGTACTGTGGCGTTGGTCGAAGCAAAGGTCAAACTGTTATCAGTTGTCGAAATGGTGCTTAGCCCAGTAGTGATAGTTAAATCACCATACACTTTGGCGTTACCAAAATTTGCTGAACCGATTGTGGCGCCAGTGAAATCTAAATTTTTGGCGCTACATTTATCAAAATTAAGCGAGCTTAAATTGGCTTGAATATAAATATTGCTTACAGATTCACCATAAACGGCAGTATCGCTATTAAATAGGGTTAATGATTCAGAGCCACTGCCCCCGCCCAAGTAAATGCCGCCGGTGCCCGTTACTGAGATATTTGTTAAAGCGTAATAACAAATATTGCTATTACCCCAGCCATAAGTTAATTGCAGTTTGCCATTCGTGCCATAAGCAATAGTTTTGGTATTGGCAGAATTGACATTGACTGATTTAACTGTCAGTGCGTTGCCATTTAGATCAAGTGTGCCCGCATAGACTTGGACTCCACCCCACTTTGAATTACTCGCAATTTGGACGCTTGCGCTACTTGCTTTGGCATTGATGGATATTGCCGTATCGTTGCTAATTGAGTTTGAGGCAGTAATGGTTGCAGTACCGGAGCCTTGAAAGATAATTTGCCCCGAGGAAAAGGTAACTGAGGAGCTTAAATTCAGACCCCCATTCGCGCCACCGGCAACAATCGTTGTCGAAATATCAAAGGTAAAAGCGCTTGTGCGGTTGCTCGCATCAAATTTACTAAATGATCCCCAGTACCAATTACACGCTAAAGTCGAAGCGGAATTGTTATCAACGATGATGGTATCTTGACCAAGCGGAAAATAATTGGTGTTGACTGTGCCACCGGACGTATTTGACCAATTGTTATTGCACATATAGCCACCACCGCCGCCCACATAGTAGGAGGTCTTGGGCGTTGTAAAGGTGACATTACTGCAATTGCCACCATCACTAATACTGGTTCCCGTTGCGGGAATACCTGCCCCAGCAAAGGTAATGCCATAAATATGTATGTCGTTTAGATCAAACGACGCGGCAGTAATTGTTATTTGAGAATTCGTGCCAGCAGTTGCATTGGGGGCATGAAATAAGGTTTGACTATTTCTTGCAAGACCAGCCGTTTTTTGAAAAAGTCCCGAGCAAGTAATTGCTGTCATGTTCGAGAGCTCATAATAATGAGGCCACATTCCAGCGGTGTTTTGGTATCCGTAAATAATCAGATTGTGGCAAGTGATATTGCCCTCTAATCGTATTTGATCCCACCATGTATCGTTGGTGTAGGTGCTAGAAATGTCATACCAAGTAACAGTTGAACCAAATTTAAGCGTAATGCCTCGAGCATTAACATACAAATGAGAGGTGCCGGCATTGAGCGTGAGATTGGTTTCATTACCAATATCAACGGGGGTGCTATCTCCCGTTGTGAGATAAATACTAGATGACCCTAATGTGATGGATCGCGTACCCGCCTGATTGGATTTAATTGCTGTGCCATTTATGGTCTTGTTGGCGGTGATAAAGCTACCATTAATGATGAGCAAAATTGCACAAGTTAAATCCGTTAATAAAGTCCATTCCCCACCAACCCCATCACAAGTAATATTCGAGGTAGCGTTCGCAATATTATTGGTGCTAATCGTATGACCGGTATCAGTAGCCTTAAATATTAAGGTTTGAGTCCCGCTTAGTGTTAAGTTGCTGGCTGGATAGCTTAAATTGCCATAAATATTAAGATTGCTATCAATGGCAAAAGTCATGGCTTGATCTAAGCCGCTAATTGTTAAATCCTTACAATTAATTGCGCCCGATAACGTAACGACAAACGATGTCCCCGAGTCAGACGAGCCATTAAAAAAAACATTAGTACCGGATGTCGGCACTGACGCTCCACCACTACCGCCATTGGTTGCAGACCAATGGGTTGTCGAGGAGGCATCCCATGTACCAGTACCGCCCACCCAATAACGATTGGTTAAACTGGCGCCCTCTATAGAATCTGTAGCACTTGCCGACTCACTAACCGTTTTATTGGCACTGAAAGTTTGAGCAACACTATCGGACGCGCTTGCCGTTTCACTGACGGACTCTGAAAAGGTATTGGCTTGTTTAAAGGCGACGGTGTACGCATCTAAAGTCGCAGTTTGCGCGGTGGTGCCCGTTCTTGCGGTGGTGGTCGTCGCCGTGGCTAAGTTTTCATCACAAACGAGCATCCCTGTGGTAGTCGTTGTCCTTGACCTACTTACCCTGCTCGTTGTTGATGCGGGAGGTGTCCACGCTCTTGTACCACTAGAGGCGACACCGCCGCCATAAATCGAGAGCACTAAATCATTGGCGGCAGTGGTCGTGGTCGTATTGGTCGCAATCGTAGTAGCAGATGCGGTTTTAACGGTGCTGATAACGTCGTAGGAGTTAATTCCGCTATAGGCTAAGACAACGGCGGCAGTAGCAGTATTGCTATTGGTGACGGTTTGCGCGGTTTCCGAAGCGCCGGCAAATTTGTACCAAATGGCTAAAAAGGGGCTGGCGTTATGTAACGCAATTTGCGTATAACCCGTGGGCGCAGTGCTAAAGGTCGCGCCGGACGTTGCAACAATCAGTAATAAATTGCCTTCAGCATAGCCACTAGGCAAAGCTGGCGTTGGACTTGCACCAGTTGAAACTGCGCCAGCGTTGACAAATCCCCAAGCCATAGCTATTACCTATTAATAATAAGGGGGGCGGTATTGGTTTAAGCTACCGCCCCGAATGGCTTACAAAACTACAGCCAATGTATTTAATTAAACGACTAAATCAGCTTCTTCAAAATAGCGTTCTTGAGTTTCACCTTCAGCATCAACCCACTCTATTAAGACAAGGTATTGCCCATCATCATTAATCGCCGCACCCTTCACTACCCCTTCAAAATCTGTGTGGGCAATTCTGATAGCGGTATTTTTTGCAATCGTCATGTTGTTCTCCTAAAAAATTAAGTAATGTTGGCGGTGTAAGTCACGTTTAAGGTATCGCCGGACGCGACGACCTTATCGCCACCTGTGAAGTTGCCTGCGGAATACAAAATGCCTGTCGTGCCTGACTTGGTGTTATTGCTAGTTAAAAATGCGCCTGCAATCGTGCCGCCTGTACCGTTGATGTTGAACGCAGTCGCGGTAGTCGAGCGCGCAGTACCTGATGCCGCGTTCCAAGATGGAGTCGGACGGTTGGCGTTGGAATACTGCACGTTCTCTGTCCAACCGGAGTGTGAGCTCATGGTGTCGGCAATGTTGTAGGTTGCGCCGGTAGCCTGTAAACCCAAATACCATGTGGCGGTGTAGTTTGAGCCTGTAAATTGATTGGTCAAAATGTCGGTTTTACCGGCAGTCATCACCAAGTTTTCAATGGTGTCAGCCCACTTTAAATTGCCATCGGCATCAAAACATTCCGCGTAGTAATGTCCTGTAATTGTGATGCCTTCATTGGCATTGCTTTGCTTGGCAATACCACCATTGACGGTATCGCTAGTGTTGATAATATTTTCCATTTTTTACTCCTTCGTTTATTGTTGAACTAAAGCAATCACATCCCAATAGCCTGCTTGGGCGTTATAAATACAGCCAAAATACAAATCCAATCCTGCTACGGTGCTTGGGGGAAGCGCGACGCCCACGGGTCGATAGCCACCAAGTCCACTATCAAAAGTTAAGGTTTGTGAAATGCCGTTATCGACAATGCGAATCAATAACTTTTGTGCGTCTTGAGGCGTCCCAATCGGATTTTGTAATTCCAGTGCGCTGTCTAATGCGGTGAAATTAATTTGGTCGTAGTTGTCAATGTCCGGTGCCCATTGCGTCTCGGTAATTAAACTTAATACCCGTAAACCCCCACTTGCGCCTTGCATCCCGCCACTGGTAATCGTGACAATGGTTTTATCGGGCGCAATTACCACGCTGTTTTCCAGCGGGCTAATAATCACTTTCGGGGTATAGATGGAATTCATCGCGTGACCTGTCCATCGACGACAAAAAAGCCCTCGAGCAAGCGGTAAACATTGGTGCCACTCGTCATTTCTAAGTCATACACATACTGACCAATCGCCAATGCGCCGGTTGTGACAGCATCGACCAATAACGTAATGCCGCCCGTGTTGGTGAGCGCGATGCGTCCATTAGCGGTCGATAATTCGAGCACGCTCGTTGCGGCATCTTGGGCAGTACGCACTTGCATCTTGGCGGTATAGCCGGACAAATTGACGCCATTGCCCGTCGAGTCATTCCATTGCAGGGGCAAGTTGAGCGTTGCGCCCTGCTCGCACCATACTTTGTAATTGCCTGCGCTCATTTACTCTGCGCCACCAAGCGTGGCAGTATCAATCACGTCCCAATAATCATCTTGGGCGTTGTATATCATCCAAAAGTAGTAGGTGCGACCGGCTACCGTAGCGGTTGGCAAAGTAATGCCAGCAAACGGTCTAAAGCCGCCAGTGTCGGTATTCCATGTCAAATCTTGAGTCTCAGCGTTATCACTTAAAAACAACGATAAAGATTGACCGGCTAATGGCGTACCGAGCATCAAACCGATAGACGATTCTTGGGCAATGCCCTGTAAATAAAAGACATCCCCATTCGCCCAATCCAATTGCACTGCTTCGGTTGTCGGGTCAATCGTGATGGTTCGCACCACCGGACGATTTAGAAAGGCTTGCGCCTGACTATCAAACGCGATGTAGTCACCGTGCGCTAAATTAAGAAAGCTCGTACCGTGAGCGCCTAAGAGATTACCGTCGCGAGTTGTCATTGAAATTTTCCTTTGCTATGGTTTGGCTATAGGGGGTGCGGCTGGAATCGCAAGGACTAATCCTTTGCGCTCGAAAATGGCACGCACCTTGGGATTGACTTCAGAAATAATTTCTAAACCGGCTTCGCGAATGGCTTGCGCTTGATTGGGGTCAGGCATGACCGCGGCGGCTTGCATGGTGCGCTCATAGGAACGGAGCAAAACGCACGACTCATCTATGTACGGCGCGCCAAGACTGAAGGCAAAACCCAAGCCGCCACCTGCCGCTCCCGCAGTCGAGCCGCAAAAATCCGATGAAAAACTGCCGGCGAACGCGGGCAGAATGGCGGTACCGGTGGTCTTAACGGAATAAGAGCCACCATACTCCACACCCGCAGGCGTGTTATAGGTAATCGCTTGCGAGTTGCCTGCGTTATTAGATGCTGAATTCGCGCGTGTTGTTGCGCTCGAATTGGAGGTAGTTGTTTGTGCCATCGCTACCATTGGCACGAAACACAACAGAGCGATGGTCTTTTTCATAATTAGTCTCTACCGCCGCCATTACCATTAACGCTTGGTATTTGCGCTACGCCAATAGCACCGCTAATAGAGCCTGCACCGGCGATTGCCCCGCCCGCACCGCTACCAGTTTTAGTGCCGGAAGTTTTGGTTTTGGTAGTTTGTGAAGCAGACGTTTGCACTGAAGCAGAATTGGGAGTTGTTTTGCCACTCACGCTGGCATTGCCTGAAGTTGTTGCTTTAGCTGATTGGCTTGAGCTACCTTGTGAACCATTGGTGCTCATTGCGGCGGCTACACCACCGGAAGCGGAACCTGCTGTGCCAGTAACACTGGAGGATTGGGATTGACCAGCTTGGGCAATACCTACGGAAGCAAATAAAGCAAATAACAGAATGGATTTCATCGGATATTCCTTTGAGTTGGTGAAGTTATACTATTTTGGTAAATAACTACTAATGCAGTAGTAATGCTACTTCATAAAATCCGGTTGTTGGTAAAAATCAATAATTCCAATTCAGTGCCATACGCTTTTTCAAAAGACTTCTTGCCCGCGTGAATCGCGACCCCCAAATTGCCGAGCCGATGGTGCTGGGGGCATAGCCCAATTGTTTGCAAATCGGTATTACGGCGAAAGCCGGCACGCCCAGTTAAGAGATGATGGATTTCACATTCACTAAAGCCGTACCCTTCGCGTAGGCAAACGCAACACCCAAGGCGCGCAATGGCGTCAAAACGGGCTTTGCGGTCAATTCGCGAGAGCATTGGACACGCTGGAATGGAGAATAATCGCCCTAAAATTCCTTTCAAACGTCAGAAATTTCAATGCCAACAGTGAAAATTGAATTTCATTTTTCGTTTTGGCAATGCCAATGTCATAGGACTCTTTTTTTTGATGTGCGCGCAGTCGTTTACGCCCGTTCTCTAAGGCGGATAGGACACTAAAGAGCATTTCAATCTTTTCGCGCAACGCCCCTTCATCGACTACCTCATCGCACAATTCAAATAACTCCAAGTCACTCTCAGGAATGTCGAGTATGTTCATGGTTTACCTTTTTGGTAGTATTTGCGGACGTAAAAAAGTACGCTGAAAGCTCAGCAAGGTATTTTGTGGATTAAAGACGTCGTGAAATATCCACGTTTGATGTGCCGTCGTTTTGGTCGGGAGGTGTTTAACTTCCTTTAGTGGTGTTTGCCCCTTTTGGGTCGTAATCACCCCTTGCAAAAAGCCGCTGTCCGAATGGTAAATAAAGGTGCGGATTTCGCCTAAGTGATTTTCCGTGCGCTTGAGGCGGTGCTTGGCTTTGCCCGTGCTGATATATTCCGCGGTAAACCACACCCCAAAATTACTGGTTCGCTTGATGATATTGCCTTGAGCGTTATAGGCTTCTTTGAGCCAATCGCCGTCGGTATCGGAATAATCAAGGGTGCGAGTCTTAGGGTCGTAGTGGCATTGAAAAGCACTGGTACGGATCATGGGGTTTTGTCCTCGTTGGGTTGGTCATCGGGTTGGGATTCGGTGATAAACATAGTGTCGCCATCATCAAAGAGCACTTTGAAGGTATCGCCCTCATACGGGACGAGTAAGGCACTGCGCCCGTCGATAGTCACGCGTTTGATTTCGCTATTTGCCATTGGTTTGCATCCCTTTCCAAGCGCTCATATAAGCGCGGTAATATTTTTGCCATGCCGGTTTCACCCCTGCCGCTTTCAGATTGGCAAGGGTTATTTGACTTTTGCCGCCGCCACTTTGTAGATACGCGAGTTTGTTAATTTCAGCGAAAGTTTCTCTAATTGCCGTACCCCCGCTATTTTTATTTTCGTAATAGCCACTCCACATAGCGGCAGAGTATTTAGTAATCCCATCTGCCGCCTCCAATTGATAAGTCATATATGGGGAGGTGCTCGCGTGCATATTATTAATAACTTGAAATACGGGATAGTCTTTATTAAACGAATCAGGGTAACGCCCTGCAATATCCGCATGGGCTTCGGGATTGCGCTCAATTGCCGCTTTTTCGAGTGCGTACTGTTGTTCGACTCGGCTTTGAATTTGATGTCCAATTTCATGCGCGACGGTACCGCGAATCCGCTTATCCATTTCTTCGTCAGTCAATGACCCGTGACGGTCATACGCAGTCATCGCATAGACATCAATATGCCCATCGGGATAAGACCTACCTGATACAAAATAATCTTTTTCACCAATAGTTGATTTTTCGATTGCATTGGAAAGCACAATTTGATTGCTGTCATAGTAGTGCGAATCAGCAACCTCATTGGCAAGGCTTTGCACGTGCGCTGAGTCCATGCGATTCCAGCCAATTTGCCGAGTGGATTGGGTATTGCTTGACTCACCACCACCGCCGTCAGTCCACCGTCCCTGCTCGTCCCGCTCTTGGTCGTCGCTGTATTTGGCAAATTTATGCGTTGCTTGTAATTGCTTATATGCGTTCATGTAGGTGCGGTAATAGGTCTGCCATACCGGTTTCACGCCAATTGACTTTAGATTGTCGCGACTTAATTGCGCTTTACCGCCGCCACTATTGAGATACGAAATCGCGTTGATCTCAGCAAAAGTTTCATGCAAGGCTTCTGCCTTTGTTACTACCCCTTCGTGATACAAGTCCCACATGGTCGTGGAATAGGGTGTAATGCCATCCGCATCTTCTAAACGATCAAATAGCCCGCGGGTTTCATGCAAGTGATTAATGCTTTGCGCGACTTTGTTGGCAGGATCAAACCGATTGGCTAAATACTCTTTGGCAACGTCATCAAACATGGCATGACCGATTTCATGGGCTATCACCTCTTTGACGCGATTATCCTTTTGGCGCTCATCATAGATACGCCACGCTTTTGTTTCAACCATCGAGGCGGGATATAACTGAACGCCCCCATTGGGATTCGTAGCGCCGGTGACTTGAAATACTTTGCCTTCAATTTCAACCGTGCGATTTTCATCTGATACGCTAATCCGGTTGGGATTAAAGCCTTGGTTTTGAGCTACTTCTTTACCAAGGTTGCTCACGTGGTCAGTTAAGGCTTGTGAGACGCCATGATTCCAGCCAAGTAAGGCTTGGGCTTGATTACCTTCACCGCCCCCGCCATCTGTCCAGCGTCCTTGCTCGTCACGCTCTTGGTCATCACTGTATTTTTCAAACTTTTCACTGTCATCTTCACCGGCGAGCACGGGCAATATGTCGCATCGACAATTGGGGTGCGCGAGCGGCGCATCATCACCCGATTGAAATAGCTCATCAAAATCAATTGCCCCTTGGTCGGCGTTCGCGGCGCAATCATCACACTCATCGGCGCCAGTAATCCACCGTTTTTTAACTTCAATGCCGCTATCAATCGCTTCTTGATACGCTTCCATATTGCCTTGTATATCGGCATTACCAATCTCGGTGCGGGCAATCGTTTCGGCGCGTGCCGGACTAAAAGCGTAGTTTTCCACCAATTTATCGGCAAGTTGTTGATTGCTCCATCCTTCTTCAATGGCTTGGGTAATATCGCCGCGCAAGTAGTCGCGTGTCGCATCGGAAGCGGCTTCACTATCGGCTAATGCCCATTGCGGATTGGGATTTTCGACCAATTGTCCATCGACCCATTTTTTCCCTACCATCTCAGCGGCGCGGTCTTGGGCGTATTGCTCAGCCCGCTCATTGGCAAGGTTCACGTCCGCGCCGGCAATATTTTCCAATTGAATCTGCACGGCGGCGGCTTTGACCCCATCGAGCGCCATCGCGCGCAAGTACGGCTCGACATCCTCGGCAAAATCATCCCAATTGACCGTAATGGTGGCTAACAGCTTATCGACTGTCTCTTTGGATTCATCGACCGCTTTACCCATTGCCATGCGCCTGCCTTCAATGGCTAGGGCGTATTGCTCGGCTTTCTTACGCAGTGCCGCCTTAGTAACCCTTCGCAAGCCATTCAGATTTCGTCTGACCGCGCGGCGCTCTCGGTTTAGCGGGGTGATCCCCCGCACCGGCTTTTTTAGGGCTTTCTCCATCTTTTCAGAAAGCGGATTGTCCACTGCCGGCGGTGATGCCGTCTTACTTTCTACCGGATTAGTATCGCTTGTCTTATTTGGTAGTGTTTGCGTGCCAAGTAAAGGCGGCGGGGTCTCAGGTTCCTCGAGGGCATCTAAACCCAATTCTTCGCGCACCTCATTGGCAGTCTTGATGCCGGCATTGATATAAATTTGATTAATCTGCGCTTGCATCATCGGATCAGGCGAGGCTTCATCTTCCCATTGCATACATAAATCGTCATAACCAAAATACTTGACGATGATGTAATCAATCAGCGATTTAATCCACTGCATTACCGGTTGCAAGCCTTCTTCTTCCGCCGTGAGTTTGTTAGTGGTGGCTGTAGCGCGATTGACATCACTGATAAAAGCGGACGGGGCAATTGAAAAGGCATAGCAAATCACGCGCGCTAACCATTCGTCATAACTGTCTTTGAGCAATTCTTCTTTGGTATTGACCGAGGTCACACCATTGGGTACAAACATGGTCTGACGCCGTGCACCGGTATTGCCAGCGAGCATACTTGCCCACCATTCGCGAAATTGCGCTACTTGATCCGGATTCCATTCCGCCGGCACACTCAAAATGCGATCCACCGCATCACCGTCGGTGTAATACTGGAGTTGACTGACTTGCCGGCGCAGTGCCGTATTGACCGTTAAGAGAATTTGCTCTACCGGACTATAGCCATACACTTTATTGGTACGTAAATTGCGTGGCTTGTAAATAAGTTCATCACGCGAATAATCAACCGCGGGCACGCCTTTGAGAATTTGTTGATAGGCGACTTCGGGCGGTACGGGGGTTCTCCCCTGCCCGTCAATCACACGCTTAATGGTCGCGCCATCCATCGGCTCAAGTGCATACAGCGTATTACCGTAGGTATAGCGCGGATACAGTGTCGGTGCATCACACACGAATAAATCTTCGAGCACCATGCGAAGCCACTCCTCCCATGAGTGCTCTTTATCGGGAAAGCGCAAAAAGTTTTGGATTTCTTCACAGCGCGCGTCTTGCTCTTTTCCTTCATCAACGGGTTTGATGAGAAAAGTCATTTTGCACAACATATCTTTACGCGTTTCAATGACCAAACGCAAAATATCTAAGCCATCTGCCAAGGCACGCAATTCGGCAAACGTGACCCCCTCATAGACTTTGGGGCGTTGCTGAAGGTTGTAGCCGGTTTGATAATCAAACTGACGCCCTTCGGCTTGCTCTTGAGCGAATGGCGGTAAAGGTTGTGAGGGACTAAACCAATCGGACGGTTCAGCACCACTGACCACATACTTCACGCCGCGCACCACGCGGTCAATCACGCCAGTGGCGATGGGGGTTTTTACAGGCTCAGCCATTTAAGTGTCCTTCACGCATTTTGCGGACTTCCTCCGCGTAATAATCAAGTAATCCGGTTTTGCCACCGCCCCGTGCAAAATAATTGAGGGCTTGGGTGGTTGAATCCACATCATCGTCGTGCGCCCCGTTGGGAAAAGTGGCGAGCGAATGTTGGTAATCAAGTAACCAGTGCGCTTTTTCAGGTAAGAAAACTCGACCTGATTCGATGAGAGGCGTAATGGCGTAGGCTCTACTGACTTTATCAGAATCTACCTTAATTGGGACAATTGGCAGATTTGTTTCGCGGCGTAATTCTTGTACTAAAGATTGCCCGCTCGCTTTATCTTCGACTAATACGCCATTGGGTTTGTGTTGTTCAAATAAATTAATCGCGGCACGTTTGAGTTCGGGGAATTCCACGCGCTTTTTATAGCTATCTAAAAGGTAATAACCACTCTCACACTCTGCCCATGTCGTGCACACCGAATAGTCGGCATTGCCATTGGCTTTAAAGGCGGTATCCCATGATTGAATCGTGCGCTTAATCTTGGGCACTGCCGAGTAATAGCGCCACCATTCATTTTTAAAGATGCCGCCCCCGCGCGGTGCAGGGGTTTGCATATACTGACCTGCAAAGTTATATGGATTGGACGCCTCTAAGCGCCGCAAGTCCTCGATAGAGTGTTTAAAACTCCACAACGGTTGGTCGTGTTCATTGATTGCCGGAATGTTGACGTGTGTCCACTGCTCGCCATTGCCGCCATTGAGTAAAAAACCGGAGAGATCATTTTCATGGAGGCGTTGCATGATGAGAATAATCGGCGTGTGCGGACTATTGGTACGGCTCTCGAGCGTATTGCTAAACCATTCAAGGACACTTTGCCGCACAGTGTCACTACTGGCTTCATCCGGTTTGTGCGGATCATCAATAATGATGGCGCCACCAAAGCCAGCGCGGGTCTTACCGGCACCAAAGCCGGTAATGGTGCCCCCTGCACCTGTGGCATAGACGACTCCGCCCGCCGTCGTGCGCCAATCGCCCTTGGCAAAACTGTCTTGGCGCAATTGGACATTAGGGAAAATCGTCTTATAGGCATCACTCAAAATAATTTGCTTGGCAAGCGCTGAGTTGTTGACCGCGAGCGTATTGGAATAGGAGGTATGAATAAACTCCGCGTCCGGTGCGCGTCCCATTGCCCACGCGATAAAGTTGACCACTGCCAATTCGGTTTTGGAGTAACGCGGCGGGATGTTGATAATGAGGCGTTTCGTTTTGCCGTTAAACACGTCCATGAGGGCATCACACACGGCGCGGTGGTGCCAGTTATTGCGCCACGGATAACCTTTGCGGGCACGAAAAAGGTAGGAGGTAAAAAAATGCAGGCTCGCGTATGCCTCGACGCGCTCTGCTTTGGCAACCGCAAGGGCAGTCTTACTGGGCATCTTCAGAGAGGTAGTTGTTCAGAGCGTCTTGGCGCGCTTCAAGGTATTCATCAATCGTCACCTCATTAAACTGCGGTGCATTGAGTTGCATATTCAGATTGGGGTTTTTGGGATTGATTACGGCTTCAGCAAATTGAATCGTTTGCCCCCGATGCTTAAAGTCCACTTGAGCAATGCACTCGGCTTGCATGGCGGCGCGGACATTCTTGAGGCTTGCCGCGTGTAAATAGCGCAAGGCAGAAATTTTACTTTTGACGACATCCCGCACTGCGTTCACGTGTCGTTCATCTTGACCCTCTAAGGCTTGTTCAGCTTGGATCAAACTGTTCACAATTGCCGCATTGGTTTTCTCTTTGCCTTTGGTTAATTTATTGACCACACCCACACTCACCCCGTATTCATTGGCTAAGTCGCGCTGAGAATATTGCCCCGTCAAAAAGTCCGCGACGATATTCTCTTTGACATCATCGGGAAGTGCTTTGCCTGCCATGAGCGTTCACCTTTGTTGGTATTTTTCAAATACTACCATATTGGTATATTTTAGAAAACACGCAAAAGTGCCTCTTTTTTAGGCAAATTGACAAAGACTTGCGTGTTTTGACGGTATGGATAGACTAAAAGGGTAGTTTTTGCCTTGATCCCTTTCCCATAAGGACTGCTTACCGTGTTTATTTTTACCCCCGATGGCGGTATGTTCATCGGGCTATCTGCCCAAGAAACCGTCAACCGCCTGCGTTTAGGGGCTTTTATGGCGTTTGCTTCGACCAATCAGCGCTACATGAAACAGGTCGCTTTTGTGAGTTTGAAGCGCAAAAATGCCGATATTCGGATCGACGATTACGACCATTTTTTGCTCGATTTAGACCACCACGGCTTTTTAAAGCTCGCCATCTCCGATTTGTAGTTTTCCCCTCTCCCACCAAATAAATTTATCAAAAGAGTATTGCATTTACCAAAAAGGTAATATACTGATACTGTTTTCACGGTAGTAATTGGGTTCACGGGTGAAGTTGTTTGCTTGCTTTATTTCTTTTCAAATACTACCATCTTGGTAAGTATTTACCTAAAAAGAAAAAAGGAGTGCACGATGGACGATGTGAATTGGAATGGTGCAAAAAATTATGGCTTGGGCAAGACCTACGCCAGTAGAGATGAGGCGTTTCGCGATACCAATTACGCCACGGCGTTTTGGCGATGTGAGACTGACCATCAATACGGATGGCGTAAGACCAAGGAATTTTTAGAAGTGCTGACCCTTGGAGGCATTTTGCTGTGGGCTGTATATCTGTTGTTCAGTCTGCTTTTAAGATAAGGAGAGCAATATGGGCGGTTATGACGCTTGGTTAGAAAGTCCCTACCGCGATGCGGAGGACGAAGAAATTGAAACAGAGGAAGCGCTCGAAGAAGCGCAGTGGGATATTACGAATGATCTGCGTAAAGGTTCCATTGAAAATGCGCGCGATTTTGTCTGGGAGCACCTTGATGAAGAAAAAGATCAAATTGTGGCGCGTTTGTTGTATGAGTATTCGCGTAACCTGAGTAATGCGGCAAGTCCGGAGTTTGCCCGTTTGGTAGTGGGTTTGCTTGAGGATGTCGTCACGAAGGTGGCGCAGTCGCAAGTTGGTGTTGAAGTCGATGAGATAGGCTGGCTCGAGGGCATCGAGGCATAAGCGCCCTGCTTTAATGCAAAACCCAAGCGCTCGACTTGGGTTTTTTTTACTCTTTAAAATCTTCCGGCTTGGAATATTTGGTGGCATCCATAAGGATGTCAAAGGCTTCCCACTTTAAACCATACTCAATACATTCGAGTAGCTTTAAGTAGATGGGGTCATCGTCAAACGATGAATCCTCGCTTTGATTATCCTCACTTGCCGGTACCACGTTTTTTGCCTTTGACCAAATTATCCAATTCGCCGAGCACCACCGATTGCGCCTTGAGCGGGTCTTGGCGATACATGGTGAGACAAGATTGGATAAACGCTTTTTCTTGTGCCGTTGCTGACACGGGACGCGTTGTTGGTAGGCTGTCCATGTAGCCTACGGGAAGATTCAAGCCCCGTTCGATATTGCGCGCAGTCCGCGCACCAATATTTTTACGTTGGGTATGAATATGGGATAAATAGGCTTGGCTCATTCCTAATTCTTCTGCAAAGGCTTTTAACATCCCGTGGTCGGGTAAATCTGCGTGCTCCATTTTAAATTTGGCAAAGATGCTGGCAAAGTTGGTGTAACGAATTTGTGAAGTATCCATATTCTTATTGTTCCCTTACGTGTCTCCGTATGGTGCGCTTTTTCCTTTTTGGTAGCATTTGGAGATTACACCATAAAACCTTTTTGGTAGCAAGTATCTAGGGAAACCCCTTAATTGCTCAATATTTTTCTTTCATTTACTACCGTTATGGTATAAATTTACTTAAAAGTTAAAAAGAAAAACAGAAAGGCATTATCCATGGATGCAATGACCTACTGGAAGCGCTATGGCATTAAGCGCGTCCATGAAGTATGTGAAGCGGCAGGCACTACGTATGACTACTGGAAGCTGATTGCTTACGGCTTTAAACGCCCCTCAGTGGACTTGGCGCACCGTTTGGTGGAGCAGTCCAATGGCGAGATGGTCTTTGCTGACCTCCTTCCCCCAAGTACGCAATTGAAAAAGATGCTCGAGAACCGCAAGGCACAAGCCAAGCAAAAAGCCCAAGCAAAAAAGAAGCCGCGCAAAACAACCGAAGCTGTGTAAGACCCGCGCGCAAGCGCACATAAAGGGGAATTGGTGCATTACTACACTCACAATATTGGTGACTATCGTAAAGATACCGCTCACCTCACCTTGCTAGAGCATGGCATTTATCGGCAATTGCTCGATACCTACTACCGTGATGAGCAACCGTTATGCCATGACATTGCGAAGTTGATGCGTTCGCATAGCGTTCGATCACCGGACGAACAGCAAGCGCTTCAAAACGTACTCACGGACTTCTTTGTATTGACCGAAAAGGGCTTTATTCACACCCGTTGTGACAAAGAATTGGAGCGACTATACGGCAAATCTGCCAGTGCACGGGCATCGGCAATGGCGCGCTGGGGCAAGCGGAATAAGGAAAGTGATGCGAACGCATTGCGTCCGGTATGCGAGAGCGATGCGAATGGGATGCTACCCAATAACCCAATAACCCATAAACCCAATAACCCAATACAAAGCAAAGGCGCAGGACAAGTCCTGCCCGAGTGGTTGCCTGTTAATGAATTCAAAGCGTTTTTAGATCACCGTAAATCAAAACGCTCTGCCCTCACCCCACACGCGCAAAAACTGTTGATTGAAAAATTATTGGTTTTACAAACCAATGGGCAAGATTTAGTTGCCGTGCTCAACCAAAGCATTTTGAATGGCTGGTCAGGGGTCTTTCCTCTCAAAGCGGAGTTTGCCAACAAGGGTAACGCTTTGACTCAACACAACGCTGAAGTGATGCGGGACTTTGTGGGAGTTGCAAAATGATTGATGCAGATAAAAAACAATTTGCACTGTGTCTCATGGCGTGCGGCGAAATGTACGGCAAGGCACTTTCTAAGCCCGTGATGGCGTTATGGTTCGATGCCCTAGGGTCGTATGACATCGCGGCAGTTGAGGCGGCGTTTAAGGCGCATTTAGCCAATCCTGACGTCGGTCAATTTATGCCCAAGCCTGCGGACATCATTCGCGCCATTGCCGGCACCAATGGCGATGCCGCGCTCATCGCATGGGCGCAAGTCACGCGCGCGATTGAAAGCGTGGGCGCGTATCAATCGGTCGTGTTTGATGATGGGATTATTCACGCGGTCATTACCGACATGGGTGGCTGGGTGGCGCTGTGTAACGTGCTCTCGAGTGAGTTGCCCTACAAAGCGATTGAATTTGAAAAACGCTATCGCGGCTATAAGACCCGTGGCACCCTACCTGCCTTTCCAAATAAGCTCATCGGGATTGCCGATTTACAAAATACCCCCCACGGGCTTGATCCGGTTGCCCCTGTCTTGATTGGCAATGCAAACCAAGCCCAAGCCGTCTTACTGCGCGGTAAAGCCTTACCGCTCGATAAACCCGTTGCCTTCTTTTTTCCGCAGTTACACACCCAAGGAGCTAAAGCATGAAAAAAATCGCCACCGCTTTTACTGGCACTGAAAATCCCCGTCAATTGCGTGCGCTTGCCGCCCTGCTTCGTCGTCCAATGCCCCGTGAGCACTTGGATAAAGAAGCGGGATGCTCCAATGCCCCTGATTTGGTGAGTAATTTGCGGCACAAAGGCTTGGATATTCCCTGCGCCAAAGTGCCCGATATTGACCGTGATGGCAATGAAATCCAGCGTGGCGTCTATTTTTTATCGGATGCTGACCGTATCAAAGTCAATCAATGGAAAGCCAAACCCCGTAAAGGTGGCAAATTTTGACAAATATCAATTTTTCCCTTGCGCTCAAATACTACCTTTATGGTAAAGTGGTAGCGTAATACCAAAAGAGTAAATACCTACTAAAAAGGGAACGATATGAAAGTATATGAAGCGATCAACAAAGTACAAGCGGCGCTCGCAAAAGAAGGCATTACCAAAAGCCGCAAAAACGTCCAGCAAGGCTATGCCTTCCGTGGCATTGATGATGTCTATAACGCCCTCTCGCCGCTTCTTGCAGAGCACGGCTTGTGTATCTTGCCGCGCGTCCTCTCGCGTCAGTGCGAAGAACGCCAAACCAAAGCCGGTAGCACCTTGTTTTATGTCACCGTCGAGGTCGAGTTTGACTTTGTGGCATCCGAAGATGGCTCCAAACACGTTGTCAAAACCTATGGCGAAGCCATGGACTCGGCTGATAAAGCGACCAATAAAGCCATGAGCGCGGCGTTTAAATACGCGTGTATCCAAGCGTTCGCAATTCCGACCGAAGGCGACCACGATGCCGATTTAGTCACCCCGATGGAAGTGGTGCCCAAACCCATCAACGTGCTAGATGAAAAAGCGACCGGCGATTTTATGTACCTGATTGCTAACGCGGAGAACGTCACCGAATTACAAAACGTCTTTAAAAAGGCATATACCGCCGCGATTAAGGTCAATGACCAACATAGCGTCAATACCTTTACCAAGATGAAAGACAAACGCAAAGAAGAATTAAGGGAGGTCACAGCATGAGTGCCAATGCCAAAGAAGTGATTGAAAAGGTAATGACCATTAAGGTCGATCAACCGGTCTTAAAAGTCACAAGTAAAAATGAAGTGCCCCCGCTCAAAACGGGCTTAGCGCTTTATCAAATTGCTGACCAATACCTGATTGACTTGGGTCGTCTTGCCGAGATGGATGACATTGACGAGCAAACCTTGGCTGATACCCTTGAAGGACTGAGCGGTGAGGTTGAGGTGAAGTCCACCGCCGTGGCGCAATTTATTCGCAATTTAGAAGCCAATGCCGACGCGATTAAACAAGCCGAAGCACTCATGGCAGAGCGTCGCAAGAAGATTGAGAACCGCGCCAATAATATTCGCGAGTATTTACTCAAGAATCTGCAACGCTGTGGCATCTCCAAAATTGAATCGGTGTTTTTCAATATTGCGGTGCGGGAAAATCCCGAAAGTCTTATCGTCGATGCCCAAGCGGACATCCCGCCGGAGTTTTATGTCCAGCCGCCCGTCCCTGCTCCGCAGTTGGACAAAATCAAGCTCAAGGCGGCAATCAAAGCGGGCTGTGATTTTTTAGGCGTGCGTTTAGAGCGAAAAATGCGGTTAGATATTAAGTAGTGGGGGTTAGGAGGTGCATTTCACGGTGCACCTCTTTTTTTGTCTTTTTTTAAAAAAATTGAGAAATGTCAAAAAAAACGCCTTATTTGATCTTGTTGAAAAAAAATTGAGAAATGTCAAAAAAAGTCAGACTTTTGATTGCTTGGATAAATTTTGACAAATATCAATTTTTAATTTGTTGCTGTTTATATCGTTAGAGTTTCGCCCTCCGTTTTTGTTAAGCAAGACAACGGTATTAGGGTAAATGTTTAGTTATATATTTTAGAAAATGAGCGTAAGCTAGTAAGTCCGAAAGAAGAAAAATGCAAAAAATTCACATCGTTGGCTATCTTGCCAAAGACCCTGAAGTCCGCATGACGCCTGCGGGCTTAATGGTGGTCAATCTAAATATTCCTACGGCAGATAAATGGAAAGATAAGACAACCGGTGAATGGCGCGAAGAAACCGAATGGCATCGTGTTGTATTTTTTGGAAAAAATGCGGAGAACGCACAAAAGTATTTAAAAAAAGGGTCTTGCATTGCCGTTGAAGGCAAACTCAAAACGCGCAAGTGGATCGACAAAGACACCGGCTTAGAGCGTCAAGCTACCGATGTCATGGGTGAGCATTACAAAATGTTTGGGGAGCGTAATAAAGCCCCCCAAGAAGCGAGCGCGGCGCAATACACGCGTGCCAAAGAATCACCTGAAGCACCCCTTGATGACGAAATCCCTTTTTAGAAAGAACCATTATGTCCTTCTCCTTCCCCGTTACCCTTCCGATTACTTCATTCGCTGACTTACAACGTGAGCGCGATCAATTTGATTTAGCTGTCGCCGCCCACAAAAACATGGATGCCGATAGCAACGCCTTAATTAACGCGATGAATGGTCAATTTGATGAGATGTTTCGGTTACTCACAAAATGAATCGTTTATTTATCTTGCGCGAGGCATCGCAGTATGAAGCGATGTCCCATTTTATTGCCGCCCACTGGCAGGCAGTAAGCCGTACCAAGCCGTTATCGGTGGCAGTACGGGCATATAGCCCCAAGCGCTCAAGCGAGCAAAACAAGCGCTATTGGGCAATCGTTGGTGAAGTAGCGGAGCAGTCGTATTTAGATGGACGCACCTATAGTGGCGAAGCATGGCATGAGTATTTCAAGCGTCGCTTTATTGGTGTCGAAGATTTACCTGATGGGGGTTGTATTGGTATTAGCAGTGCCAGCCTATCAGTGGAAGGGTTCGCCGAATTTATGACGAAAGTAGAGTTTTATGTAATAGATGCACTCGGGTGCGAATTGACCGCCTAATGCTGGCGTAATTCATCCACATCATAATAAGTTTAAAAAAGAAATGAGGTAGCAAAATGGGATTATCTGAAATACGAAAAGTCGTAGCCGCTACTAATTTTAATGTCGATGACTTTGAAAAAAGAGTAGATAACCATGAACGCATCGCTTCCCTAATAGCGAAGTCGATGGATTTGATTGCCAAGCACCATAGCGCCCTCCTGCTTTGCGTAGAGAGCCACGAAACGTGCAAGGCGCATGAAGCCAATAAAAATCTCATCATGGCTTTAGCGATGTTGCTTAAATTGCAGGCGGAGCAGATGGCGTACTGCAAGACGCAACTAGCCCTCCATTGAAGCAAAAGCAGTTTTTCCGCTTGACGGGAAAACTTTTATTCTGAAATACTACCATTACGGTATTTAATTACAAATTTGATTAAGGTAAGACTATGAGTGAATCCACACCAAAACTACTGACTGTCAAAGAGACCGCCGCGCTACTTACCGTTGGGATTTCAACGGTTTGGAATCTGACTCGCTCCGGTCAATTGCCCAATATCAAGATTGCTGACAAAGTAACGCGCTGGGAAGAAGCCCAAGTGATGCAATTTATTGCATCCAAGCGCTCCGCCCAAGCGAGTGACACTAGATAGTTGCGAGTTGCTCATTTGCGGTAGAACCCAAGCGAAGCGCGGCTTGCGCTCTTAAATCATCAATGTAATCCGCCCACTTTTGCATCATTTCAACGCGCGCATCCCAATGTTCGGTACGGTCATAAGCGCCTTGGTAATTGTCATCTTCTTTGACGTGCGAAAGCTGAATCTCACACACCTTGGGAGGAAAATTTAAGCGTTCTTCACACATCGTTCTTCCCATAGAGCGAAAACCGTGCGGAGTTAATTCAGATGGGGAGATTCCGACCCGCTCTTTTAAATAATTATTGAGAGTCATGTTGCTCATCATGCTGTATTTTTTACCCCAAATACCACCAAAGACATATTTTTGATCGCCGGTAATTGGTTGCATGGTTTTGAGAATGGCAAGTGCTTGTTTAGAGAGTGGTATCTCATGCTTCTTTTTCATTTTCATTTTGCTTGCTGGAATTAACCAGTGCCCTTTTTCCCAATCAATCTCTGTCCACTCCATTTTTCGCAATTCAATGGGGCGACACCACACGTAAGTTAAAAACCGCACCCCCCAAATTGTTTGCGGTTGTGGGTTGCCTTTAGGGTTATCAATGGGGTCTTGGGCAATCAAGTGCATCACTTCACCAACCCGCTTGGGTTCGCGAATACTTGGGATGGGCGTACTTTTTGGTACGGTAATCACGCCTTTTAAGTCGCCCGCAGGATTCGCATGATTTTTAGGACACCAACCATGCTGAATGGCATACCGAAAAATCGCTTTTAAATCCGTGCCCAAGCGCTCTGCCATATCTGCGCCGCTTTTACTACGCGCAGTTTTCATGGCGGCAACCACTTGGATCACTTCAATATCGACCACGGGAGTTGAACCAAACGCGGGGTAGGCAAAACGCTCCAAACGGCGCTGGCATTTAAAGGCGTAGTCTTTGCTCCAAGGCGTGTCACCTGTTGGATCAACCTTTTCTTTAATGTATTCAAGCGCGGCAGATTTAAAGCTATTGTCCGAAGCTATTTGGTCGCGGGCTTTTGCAAGTGCTTTGACTTGGGCAGGATCAATATTGTTGGCAAGGTGCTTTTTGGCGGCATCGCGCATCTCCCTTGCATCGGCAAGGCTGACCAAGGGATAGGAGCCAAAAGACGCCAGCTTTTCTTTGCCGCCTTTGGGAAAGCGGTATTTCATGTGCCAGTGCTTGCCACCTGAAGGGGTGACGAGCAAGTACAAACCCCCCGAATCTGCGGCTTTATATGCCTTTTCTTTGGGCTTTAAATTCTTAATTTTGGTGTCTTTATCCGCCCGTATTTTTTCCTCTTTGGGCAGGCTTTTTTCCCCATTTGAAGGGGCAATAAATGGCAAAACTACAGCGCTTTCGCTACGGTTCATGGTATTCCTCCAATTGGCTAAATGGTTTAAAAGCCACGTATCTATTGGCTGGCGTGGTTTTATATCCCGCTTTTTGATACGCTATTCTGCTTTTATATCCCACTTTCTGAGAAGTGTCAAACTATACCCCCAAATCTACCCCCAAAAAGTTTGGATAGAGGCAATTCGATTAAAACAACGGTACACGACCATAACCCCAATGAACCAATAGGCATAAGGCTTCCAAGAAAGATGGACGTAAAAAAACCCGCTAGAAGCGGGTTTAATTAGTGAATATTGGTGGAGATAAGCGGGATCGAACCGCTGACCTCTTGCATGCCATGCAAGCGCTCTCCCAGCTGAGCTATACCCCCGAAATCTCGCGATAAAACTACA